CAGCAGAATCACCAAAAAGCTGAGCATCGTTTTGTGCGGACATTCCTAACGTACTTTTAGCGAAATTAGTGAACGCTATTCTGTATGTTGTTTTAGCTCCTTCATTTCCAAGAAATGAAGCCACAGCGGGAAATGTTTTTGAAAAAACATTTAAAACCGGAAGCATTGTCGCCGCCGTAATCCCTCCTTTGGCGGTTGCAGAAGCCAAAGCCATTTCGTCAGAAAGACCGTTCTTTTTGGATTCTTCATAACTTTCGGATAAAGTCCCAGCCCCCAAGTACGCCGCCGTTCCAAAACCTCCAGTTGCAACAGTAGACAAAATCAAAGACGCTATATTTGGAATTTCAGTAGTTAATTTTGCCGCAAGAGCATTGTAGTCGTGGTCTTTATAAGCTTTTTGCCAAGACGCATCATCGGCAACAGGAGTTGAAATAGTTTTTATGTATTCATCAAGTTTTGTTCTTGCAGATTCAAAAACACTTGGGTCTGAATAATCGTCATGTGCAATGGATTTTAAAACCTGATTAGGAGCGTCCAATGCGTTTAATGCAAAAGAACCCGTCTTCAACGTTCCCTTGTATAAATCTTTTATCTTTCCTTCGACGTCCGAAAGACCTTGCAAAGAATTGTGGCAAGCCGCCATGTTCTTGGGGTCTTCAAGAAATCTTGCCAATCCTGGACTTCTATCTTGCAAATTGTCCCAATATTCTTTATCTGGGCCGGTCATTACAGACTTGGCTTCTTTTAAATTGTTTAAAACCTTGTCTGGGTCAATTCCAGTTTTTTGAGAAATGGCTAAAGCATCCGCATTGTCATTGGCATTGGAATCTGAAACTTTGCTGTAAAGCGACTGAAGATACGACTTTTTGTCTTCCGACGTTGCAATGCCCATCTGCATTTCGCCTTCAACCGTAGACTTGTCTCGATAGTTTGGAACAGGTTTTTCTGGATATGTATTCCCCTCCGTAGGAGCCACCCTTGCCCAAGGTTCTTCCGTTGGTTGAACCATAGGTTGATTTTGGTCAACAGCTTTTAAATCAGAGCTAGGAGCCACTCTTGTCCACGGCTCATTATCTGGCATTTTATTCGACCTTTGTTTTGTTTACCTTCAGGTGTCTGCTTCCTGGGGTTGTGATTGATTTAGAGTATTCTTGCTGATCGTTTCCAACAGTATACCCGCCTTCAATGGCTTTTTCTATGTGTTCGACAGTTATTGGAACAATATTCCCGTTTTCATCCGGAGGTATTGATTTCAAATAATCAATGGCCTTTTTTACGGTTTCAACGCCTTCTGGTTTTGATAGATACGCGTCAAGCGCATTGTTTACAGAATCAATATCTTTGTACCCACCGGAATGTTTCATGTCTTTAACTATATCTTGGGCAGACGGGCCTATTTTTGTTTTAAGATTTTCAACATATTTTGCCGTTCTGACCTGTTCTTCTGGAGTGGTTAAGTTTCTATACAACGGTTGTTGCGTAGGAACGTTAAAAGTATTCCAAGCGCCGGACAAATTCTTGAAAAATTCAGCGTTTACTTTTTTTTCAGAACCAGGAGTTTCCAGCAAATTTTCATTAGCCCACTTTCTTATTTCGTCAGGTTTTAAATCTTTACCTTTTAAATAACTATCAAAAGCATCTCTGTTTTTGTAATATTGTTCTGAGCTTTCCCCAAATTTATTTTTCAGCATTTCGTCCACGTTATCAACCGCAAGCACCTTTCCTTTATCTAATCCGGTTCCGCTTCCTTTGCTTAACACTGAGTCTACATGTTCCAAACAATCCGAATAATCTTGAACGCTTATTTTACCCAAATCTTTATCTTTTTTTAACTGATCCATTTTTTGGTAAACGCTATCGTCTCCGGGTTTTATACCGATTTTAAAATTAACTTTGTATTCTGGGTTTGTACGAATGTCTGGAGGAGCATAAGCCCCGGCCGCAATTTTTGTCAAATCGTTTCTACTTACTGGATCGCCCTCTTTTGAATATTTCGCCCACTGTTTAACGGTTGAATCATAACTATATCGAGGGTCTTTAGTTTGATCGTATTTTTCTTTCTGAGTAATTACAAAATTCTCCCAAGCCCTAAATTCATCTGCTTTTTCTCCAATTATTTTTCCCTCTTGAATCTTCGCAAACCTCCACATGTCATTATAAACGGCTTGGGCGTGATTTTCATCTCCTTTAAACCGTTCATGGTTTCTTACGTAGTCCCAAAGTTGTTGAGGCTTAACGTTTCCTTGTTTATCAAAAAACTTTTTACTCTCGTCGTCGTAAATTCCTTTAATGCCTTCGTTCTTGTCTCCATAAAACTCTTGGTATGCCTCAGAAAAGTTAACGTCTGGCTTGTAATGCTCGGATAACTTTTGGTATTGATCTTCGGATATTAACTTTGCGTCTTTGTCTTTTTTAAGATCATCGGGTATCTGATATCCCAGGTTATGATCTTTTTTCTGATCAGAAATATTAACCCTAACCATTGCATGGTCTTCTTCGTTTTCTTTTTGAATTGCTTCTGGAGTCCAATGGTTAACCTTGGCCGCCTTTTCATTCATGTCGTGAAGATCGTTTAACGTCTGATTAACAATTGACGGATTATCATAATTATTTGAAATCGTGTGCATCATCTGAGCTTTTCGCGTCACAATTGCCTTGGCGTCTATAATTGGTATTTGAGACGCAACATGAGCGCCTATTTCAGAAGAAAGACGGTCTTTGTATTTGGCAGTTAAGTTGTCAAACGCTTGCTGTTGTCTTTGGTCTGTGATTCCAGACCTTAAAGATTTCGCGCTTTCATCAAATGCTTTTGCGGCAGGAGACACAGCTTCAAATGCGTTTGTACCTTTGTAGTCTTCAGCTTTCCCAACTAAGTTGTCTTTGAGTAGCCCCATCTTTGTTTCATAATTATTCTGAATCGCAAAATCCGCGTGTTCTTGAGCTTGCTTCATGTAATCTTCGGCAGACTTCTTTACTTCTTCTGCACCTTGAGCGTACCTCTGATTAACGTCTTCGTTGCTCGGAATATCAATATGTTCCCGAACATCGGTAGTTATTTCAGGTCTAACTTCGGGGGCCTTGAACGGACTTTCTACCGTTGGAACTCGTGTACTCATGATGCGGCTCCCGCGACTTTCATTCCAGCCGAAGCAAACCCAGACAACGCTCCATAGAACCCGGAACTCTTCTCGGATTCGGCCTTAATGTCTTGGAGTTTGGCTTCTCCCTGATCCTGTATGGCTTCCATGTTGTATCCAAACGCCTTAGCATAGGCGTTGTTTCTGATCGTTAAAATGTCCCTGGCTCCTATTTCGGATGTGGCGTTTGTTACGGATTGGGCGCCTTCGCTACGAACATTTATGCCTTGGCCTGCTTGAGCGGATATTTCTCCGCCTATTTGTTGGGCGTTCCGTTCGCTCATGCGCTGTTCATCAAACGACTCTTGGTTCCAAAGTTCTTTGGTTCTGATGGATTGCAACTGGGCGTTACGCATGTATTCGCCAGAACGAAACTTGGCGGTTATAGCATTGGCGTTTCCTTCAATAAACGAACTAATCCCGGAATCCAAACCTTTGAGTATGTTGAGACCCGATTGGGTTGTTTCGTCTTGTTTTGAAGTCTTGGCCGCGGCGGTGGGTTCAATTGAAGATGTATCGTCGCTTCCGGTTGAAGACGAAGCATTAATCGTGTTACACAAATCATCAATACTTGATCCTGTATCTCCGGTTTCGGATGCAATGTTTTCGTCCGACATGTTATTTCCCCATTTCCTTCGCGTCGATGGTAAATCCTAGCGCGGAAATTGTTAACGGAAGCGGGTCTAAACTACGCACAAACCCTGCGGCTCCGTAAGTAAATGTACCTGCAAAGTTAACCAAAACACGCCCAGTAACCAAATCTACCGAACTGTCGTATCCGGCCTGATCCCTGATCTTCGCCTCAGTTAAACCAAAAACATTGTCCGTTGCATGGTTCGACCCTGGCATGTTCTGAGGAGAACTCAAGTTATCTCCGGGGTCTTGTGATCCAACCCAGAAGCTTTGAGATGATTTTAGCATTAAAGAGCATTGCTTGAGTATTGTCTTTTTGTTTATGTACGAGTCTTTGGGTTCATCATAATCAAGTGTTTCAATGCTTGACATGTAAGGAAATCCAACACGAAGCACTTCTCCGAAATCAGGCAACTTTGCGTATGTGTTTGAGTCCAAGGTTATGAACGACACCGTGTCCGAAATGTTTAGATTCATTGGATTGCAAGCAACGTTGGCGTCAATGGTGGCCGCAAGTCCCGTTGCTCCATAAATAGGAGTCGAGCATTGAACAATATCTTGTGCTAAGCTCCAATCTGTTGTTGCTAGATTCCTCATGTTTGCATATATTGCGTTATCCGTTGACCCGCCGTTTGTACCATCTGGAACAAAACGGTCAACTTCAACGATCATATTTTTTGGATCAATATATGAAACGGGAGTACACTTAACCAAGTATCCATCGGTTCCACGAATAAACCACTTTATGTGTTGATATAACCCATCCGAAGTGTCGGAAGGGAAGTAATTTTCAGAACAAGTCAACGTCCAAAGTTCTCCGTTTGTTGGAGGAATAAATGTCATGGTTTTATCACTCGTGTTTCTTCCGTCATACGAAACCGAGCAATCCAAAAAGTTTGAGTCTTTAACGTCAAACCATTGGTCCGAAGACATGCGTTCGATGAACCTGTAATCCGTTCCACCAATGGTTCGTTTTACAACAGCGTAAACGGCGTCTTCGATTCCCTCAATAACAGCGCAGAAGTTCTCAAAAGTACCTTGAGTGGTCCTTCTCCACCAAGCCGCAAGCTGTTGCTCTGGACAATAAGTCAATCCCAACGCTACTCCATCATTACGAGCGCACCAAACTGTACCGTCATAAATGCGTTGGTAGTCCCAATCCTTGATCGAATATCCTTCCACCAAATGTTTCGAGAATAAAGTTATTTCTTCGGACGATGCAATGTATGTATAACCGTAAGGCGTTATTTGCACCTGCATATCTCTAACAAGCGAAGTCTGGGCTTGGGAGTATAGAACTGACTTGTTTATCTTTAACGGTCTTAAGTCTGAACAACCGTTATACGTTTGAGGAGTGCAATTAATGTTTGTTGTAGTCAGCGTTCCTGTAGAATCCCCCTTGAGTACAATTTCACCTTGATCCGTAAACACAATCAAAAACCCAAAGTTTACTAAGTGCTTGATCTTTGCCCCAGCATCAGCTTCAAGGTCTTGATGAATAATGGCATCATCCGACTGCAAGTTAGTTCTGGTGGTAAAGTTTTCTAAATATCCGGTTCTTGATGCGTTAAAACCCAAAAGTTTTTTATTCGTTGCGCACAAGCAAAGCCGTTGTTGGTAACTTTCAACGCACGAAGGATAATCATCTTTAGTAACAAATACCGGATTATAAGTGGGGGGGCAGTAGGTTGTGTCCGCTGTCATTCCAGTATCTTTAAAAGTATAACCCTGAGTTGAACCAATAAATCCATAAACTCCTCCAACGGATTTATAAATGTTGTATTCAACCTGAAACGGATAATAATTTGAAGGTATTCCATCATTTCCGGCGGACCAATATATTATGTTAGGTTTGTCTGCTGTAGGAGATGCAGAATTTATAATACTTAATATTGTATTTCCAAATTTACCATTAACTGAAGCGATTGTTAAATCTCCATAACTGCTTGCATCTAAATAAATTCTAAAAACATTTGAAGAAAATCCGCTAACCAAAGCATTAAAAACTCTATCATCTAAAAGATTTACTCCTGTATCAAACAAAAGCACTTCGTCTCCATCTTTAAGACCATGATCAATTTCTGAAGTAATCTCTATATATAGATTTTCAGAAGAATTAGTTATGCTGGAAATTTCAAAATAATTATATGATCCATGCTGAAGTTCCGTTACTATAGGTTTTGTAAGATTTACACTTTCACCTTCTGAATAATTAGCGATCATTGAATATTGTATATTTATTGAAATCAATTGAAATGGCTTATATGCGTAATCATTTGCAAATGTAAACACGATACTTACGTTTTTTTGAAGAAATCTTTTCCACAAAGCTTCTCCATTATCTCCTCCAACCATAGAAACAACAATGTTTCCTGTACCGAAAGTATCGTCAAATATAGTTTGCCATTCTGACAAATTTTTTGTGTAGTCTATTGGTTCTGTCATGATATTACCCAAAATAAACCTATAGGCTCCTGACACTAAAAACATTTGATAATTGTCTTTCCAATCAGAGGGTCTAACAATCGTTTGTATTTCGCTTACATTTGAATTCCCAGTACTTATCGGAATAGGAAATGATTCTTCTCCATCAGAAAGTCTTTCGACCGTAACTTTATAATCGTTCTCTTGCGGCCCATCGTCTCCCCTATTCCCGGTCATTTTAAAAGCTTTTGACAAAATAGTAGGTATCGTCATTACTTTTTTAAAGTAAAATCCAGGAACGTCTTTGTCAAACACGAGTTCCATTGGAGCATAAGACGGATGAACGATATAAAGAACTCCGTTTACTTGCCTAAACTTCAATGCACTTAAATCATCTTGGGCGTAATTCGTTTGAAGTTCGTAAGTGGTTCCGGTTATTTGATACCAATAATCGGTATGCGTATCCGGTTCTTTGTTTGAGTTATCATTGTTTTGATTGTATATCGCAATGTATGTGTTGCCAGAATAAGTAACCACACTTCCTGGAGAATATGTTTCGTCTTCTAGAATATTCCACTCGGAACCGCTTGGAGCAACTATTTTGCCGTCTTGGTAGAACCTAACTAGGCTATCCGAAAACTCAAGTAAATATCCTTCTTCATCGTCAATGACAAATTTAAACAGTCTGACCGGAAGATCGTTTGGAGTTCTTGCGACCATCTCAGTTCCGGGACACTTCGTCAAGTTACCGGCACGAGTAACTTTGAAATTCTCACACTTTTTTAAAGCAATGGGGTATTTTGGATGATCGGTTTTTCCCCACAACTCAGGGGCTATTTCCCCTCCTCCGAATCCTTTTTGAAGGTTAGTAAACATTTACTTGCTCCCATAAACCTTCTTCGCAACCTTCTTGAAGTAGTCTTCTTTAGTTTTTGACAAATCCATCTCTTCAATCTGTAACGTAAATTGACGTTCAGACATATCTTTGTTTTCATACTGGCTCACACCAGCAACGTGGCATTCGGCCTCAATTTTAAACTTTGCTCCGACTTCTGGAAGTTCCTTGATACCTAGAATATCCAAAAGCTCGTGGTTAATCGTGATACAAGTGCCGTAAGGCCATTTTGGGCGTTCTTTTTCTTCGGCCTCTATGGTTTCTTCTTCGGAGCGTTTATCATCCAGTTCAATGCTTTTCATGTTTAACCTCAAGGAACGTAATTCGAGCCAACCATCTGGTATCCATGTGAAGTAAAAGCCATTCTAGTCCCAATTCGGCTTCTGGTAAGTTCTCCAATTCGCATGATATCCGGTTTGTCTTCCATTGCGTCTCTAGACATTGCCGAATACATCGCGTTTTGACCCATCTGCAAGTTCTTCTCTCTAAGATCAATCATCCCTATCTGAGAAATACTTGGAGCCGCCCACCCTGCCAGCATAAGCGAGAATGCGAATATGAAATCCGCCGGAATGTAAGAAATTCTTGAGAATGCTTGCGTGTACTCCAAAACAGGAACCATATCACCTTGAGCAACGGTAAAACTTGTCGTTGGAGTAAGCGGAGTACCAGTTAATGCGCTTGAAGGCCCGTGATTAGTTAAAATCACACGTCCTTGAGCATCGCTGGACGTAACATAATTTACGACGGTAGTTCGATCATCCAAGTGGCTACCATTCCAGAACCTCCTAACAAATAGGCAATCCGCTGGGTAACGATATTCAAACTGCCACTCTTGATTTGGATTTACAACGATGGGAGAAACGTTTGCGTAAACGTGAGCGAAGTTCCAGTTATAACCACGAAGAACCGATTCCATCCAATGGTCAAACAGTTGTCTAAGTGTTTTTGCTTCGCTTGATTGATCGGTATCTAAATCGGAAATTTGATTTCCTGTACCCATGTGCATCAAGGCAAGATTCGCAATATCCGTTTTAGTGTTAGCCATGATAATGCTTTACCTTTGGGGCGTGATGCACTTTCCCAGACTTACCAGCCATCCTCATGGCCGCGGCTACTGCTTGTTTCTGAGGATGACCAGCGGCTACCATCTCCTTGATATTTGAGGAGACGGTAGCCTTTGAAGTTCCTTTATGAAGAGGCATATCAAGCCTTCGCTTCACTTAAATTTCGCATTTGAACCTTCAACACATTCTTAACTCGGTCACGTCCTTGAACTCTCTTTTCAGCTTCATTCCATTGATTAAGAATACTTGCATCGTTGCACTTGTTAACCATCTTAATGGCCTCGTCTTCCGAAAGACGAGAAATATTACTAACAATGTGTTGCTGAGTATCAACGTCTCCAACGGACGTTGTTTGCGCTCCCATGACGTTAGGAATCAATCGAGCTTCTTCTTCTTCTGGAAGTGTCTCTCTCTTGCTAATGTTAGGAACACAATTACGAGGCGCAGGTTCCATCCAATCAGGCGCGTATTCAAAAAATTTCAGGAACCGCTCCTTGTCTTCCTTACTCCACCTTGCGCAAGAAGGGCTTTTCTGAAGCGTGAACCTTCTATATTCAAGCTCCGTCATGTCCTTCTTCTCGTTGTCGCTTACTGGAACCCCCAAGTGAGTAATCAACCGTTCTTTGATTGGTTTCTTCGTCTGGGGATCAACTTCTAAATCCGAATCGGCTTCGTGGATAACTAGGGTATCAGGGATTTCAAAGATATCCCCTCCGTGAAGCATTCGGCAAAATCGTTCTGCGCGAGGATATCCCTTCTTATCGGCCGTGGGCCACTCTTTTACTCGTACAAGCATGGATTGTCTCCTTAAAAATTTGGAGGGATGGCTGTGATTTCCATCCCTCCGTTACATACATGCCATTCTTTTTAGGGAATGTAATTCGCGGCGTGAGTATAAGTCTGAGTAAACTCGGCCTCGTTCATCAGGTACGCATTGACCGTGATCGAGTTACCAGCCGCAATCGCCTTCATACCGATGAACTCCTGACTGACCCGATTAGGATCAATCGTCAAAAAGATGTTCCCGCCACCAACAACTCCAGCAACTGTGGCAGTCTGTTCGACTCCGGGAGTCAAACGAGAATCGGTGTTAGCCATAGCACCAGTGGTTCTGATAACCGTAGGATTAGAAGTAAGCGCGGCATTATCAGCCGAAATTACTTGGAATTCAATGGTATCAGAAGCATTGGCCGCAAACGTCTTCGGGAAAACTCCAAACCCAATTTCAGTTCCGTTTTCAGCATGTCGAGAAGCAACAGCCAAATCAACGGAATAGGTCGAAAGTACCGTCCCGGTAATGGTAGTGCTGAACGACCAAACTTGAAGTTGAGCATCAAGACCTGTACTCATGATTTTCTCCTTGGAGCGGGTATCGGAGGGTTCCGAAGAACCCTCCAGGTTTATTACAACGCGAGAAGGTTGGATTCAGTAAGAAGAATCTGGTCAACGATTCCGTAAGGAACACCGTTGTATTCCCACTCCCAACGAGGATGGTAAGCCCCGGCCATACCTTCTTTTGCGTAACCAGCACCTTGAATCGTAACACTCTTGATTTGGTGCTTCAGGTTACGTTGAACCGTACGGGGACCGAAGAAATAATACGTCGGTTTCGTGGTTTCCACGCCTTCTTCAGGAGGAAGATTTGTGTCTTCAGGCAATCTGGACTGGGCTTCGTCCATGTAGAACGCAATATCGGCTCCGTTCTGAGAATTCAAGAGCGGAACGTCAATGTCACCGATACGAACCACATGCCGCCAATCAGCCAAGAAAAGTCCAAAGTCCATCGTGAATTCATCTTCGTACATCGCCAAGTTACCAACAGCATTTCCGCTGGCGTTGATTGCGTTGTTTACTGGACGAAGACCCCAATCACGATGATGAATCCCAGCAATGGAACCCTTTGGGAAAATACCCGTCAATGCGTACTCGTTAAGACCGAGCAACCAAACGGACGTGTTGGTATTAGCGGTACCACCGGCAGACAAAACGTTCTGTGAGTTTGGAGCGCCGCTCTTGGCGGAGAAACGCATCGACAGACCGTTAATATCCGAAGGATTCGCGCCACGATTTCCATAGAACCAAAGGTAAGCAAACTTTCGGCCCATTGCGCGAAGACGACCCTGGGCTTGACGAACACGGTAACTTTGAGGATCGCCGCCATAGTTGGCAACGTCTTCGTCGATCTTCACCCAGTCTTTTAACTGAGCGCAAGTCTCTTCGATTTGAGCAGAAGTCCCGTATTGCGCGTCAACGCCTTGATTCAAAATACGAGTGGAAGGCATGGGGCATGACGTTTCAACGGAAGCTTGGTGAGAACGAGCTTGATTGGTTTCAATGAAAGAAAGCAACCGAAGCAAAGCGTTGGCTTGAGAAAGAGCATAGATGTAAGGCAAAAGTTTGCCCGAAGCATCCCGCTCCTTGGCGATATCAACAATCGTAGGGTTTGAAGTACTAAGTGCAGTAGTCATTGTTTATCTCCTGATTATGAATTGTACGAAACTTTCATGGGGTCGTAGTTTAATCCGTAGGCTTTTTCCCCAATAGTTTTCGGTTCGACTTTCGGAGGATCAGGCTTTTCTCCCATGTGTAACACGGAATCACCTGACGCCTCAGCGAATTTAACCAACCCTTTAACAATTTCAGGGTGGTGAAAGAAGAAGTTAACTTTTACTTCGGACTCATAAAACGTATCGCCGAACAAAGTTTTAAGCGACCGTTCTACAAGTTGACTGGTACGATTCAAGTTATCTCCGCCAAGTTTCGGATCGGATTTAACGGAATTGTCCCATTCTGCTTGTTGGGCCTTGATGCGAGAATCTCCAAAGGCCGCAACTTCCCGAAACGTATTGAACTTGGAATCCATATCTCCTTGAACGGCGGTGATTGGCTGTTTGCCATCCACGGCAGTTTTAGAAGCTTTACCAAGCCATTCGTTGAGGAATCCTTTTTCAACGTCATTGATTCCTTCGGGCATTTTCAACTGTTTAACATCAGCAAACAACTCAGGTGCCTTAACGGCAGGCGTTTCCGCTGGTTTAGGAGCGGGTTTTTCTTCGGTTCCGGCGGCAGGAGGCGCGGCAACAGGCGGCGCAACTTGTGCGGCAGGAGCAGGAGTGGGTTCTGCAACCTTTGGTTGTTCAACAGCCGGAGGTGTTGCGGGTGCTTGTGCGCTTCCGGTTGTGTTATTCGGTGTTTCCATAGTTATGTTTTACCTCTTTTAAAATGTTCGTCAAGCTGTTTTTGTTCTACGCCTCGTTCTGTGTTCTCAATATCTTGGCGTTGTTTTGCCTCAAAAATCATTGAAATCCAAGGATTAGCTCCAAACCAGAAGGATATCTTGTTCTTTATGTTCTGAGCGCACCCTTGTCTTGCCACCTTAGCGGACATTTCTTGCCCGTTTTTATCGAAACAATCCTGGTACAAACCAAATTCTTCCATCAATTCGTACAACACTTGACGACCTTGGGGAGTAGATAAAACACTTTCCCATGCTTCTTTTAGGCGTCTGTTGCGCTTTCCAAGCAAGCGCTCTTCCATTGAGATTCTTGCTTTGTTGCCGTCTTCGTTCATTGCGGAGCCTCGCTAGCCGTAGCTTGGGCTTGTGCCATATCTTTTTGACCTTTTCCAATTTGAGGCATGGCCTGAGCTTGCATAGCGGCAGAACGTTGTTTGGCTTTTTGATCTCGTTCTTGTTTAACTTGAGCGGGGTCTTTAAATACCTTCAAGTTAACACCGCTTGCAATGAAATAACGTTTTGCCATTTCATCACGATCAATGGTATCCAGAACACTTTCAGTT